TCAACCAGCGCGAACATTGCGGTGCAGGGTATTGATAACGCAAATGACAACGCCGACGATTTCTAAGCCGTCGGCGTCATAGATAGGTATAGCCGGATAGTTCGGGTTTTCAGCGCGCAGCTGCGCCACCGGGTAAGTCAGCAGCCTTTTTACGGTGAACTCCCCGGCAAGGTTAGCAACGACAATATCGTTGTGCTGAGCTTTTATGCTGAAGTCCACGAGCAGAAGAGAACCATCGAGAATACCAACATCTCTCATGGAGTCGCCAGCTACCCGCAGGACATAGGTGGATGACGGATGTGCAATAAGGTGAGATACGAGGTCAATACCGCTGTCAATATAATCGGCGGCGGGACTCGGGAAGCCTGCTGAAATCAGGTCTGAATAGAAAGGGAGGCTGACCGGGTTATCCGGCCAGACAAGGTGCTGTAGTTTCATAATGTACCTCCTGTAAAATATAACTGTTTTTTTATACAGTAGTTTCAGGAGGTAACGAAATCAAGACGAAGCGGCCATTTGTTTAACTGACTGGATAATAATCAGGCGGTGTAATCTTTTCCGGGGTCGAAACCCAGCGTTTTAAGAAACGCCTCCTGGTTATCAGCGCGCTTAATGGCTTCGTCGCGCTGGCGCGCCAGTTTCTTGCACATTTCTGTGAGAACGGCCACGCCCACGCCGTATGTATCAGGGCGAATGACTTTATCGATTATTTTCCCGTCAGGCAGTACCACGGGGTCTGGTGATTTACTGACAGCTTCAGGAAATGCACGCTCGACGTCCTGGCCGATATAGCCGATGCCGAATAAATCGCCAGCGAGATAACGGAACGTTACTCCACGCAGCATGTTCAGCTTCTCTTCCGGGTCGGCGATTTCTTCAATCTGATACTTCACGCGTTCATCAGAGGTTGGCGTAAACACGCGGGCGGTCATTTCGCCAGTGTGGTCTGCTGTCGCGACAAAAAAGGAGGTAGGCGAAGCGTAAGGGATAAACCGGATATAAGCCCGGCCCGCTGAGTTACTGGCGTAATAATCGATAATCCCATAGCGGTTTGAATCCACTATAGCCTGCGCCAGCAGGTTACGGTATGAGCCGCTGGCCTCTTCCCACATGTTGGAAGACTCGGAGACGAACGCTGGCGCTTTTTGGCTATTTTTTACACCTATCCCGCCGACAACCGATCCGCCTTTTTTCCCTGCTAATGAATCAAGCCTTGGATCATTACCCTGCGCCGCGGTTCCCGCTTTATTACCGTATTGCGCCAGCGCTCCCCACGCATCAATGGCGGTTTTCGCCCCCGTGCCGCCCTGTTCTATGGGAACAGCGCCGTTAACTTTATCAGCCTTGTTATCCATATCATCGGTCAGCTTTTTCAGACTGCTGATAGTGACTTCCAGGCCGTCCGGCGCTTCAAGCGTGATGCTGCCCGTGCCGGTCATGATTTTCTGCCAGCCGTCCATCTGGCTCTGGTAATAACCGAGCTGGGCAGCCAGACGCCGGGAAAAGTCAGGAACGCTGTTGGCATAGAAGCTCATGATGGCGTAAGCCTGGCCTGCGGCCACGGTGCCCGCATCATCTGTCAGCGTAAGCTGCGTGGCGCTGTCCACCCGCGCAATTTCATAAACTTTTACCGTGCCTGCGCCGGGAATAAGCAGCGCCTGCCCCTCGCCAATCCCCGCCTTGTTGTCTGTCCAGTTTGTCCCGGTTCCCGTAACAGTTTTCCCGGCAACGGCAATGGTGCCGCTCCTGTACCATGCAGACATATAAACTCCGGATAGAAAAAAGCCCTGCTGTGCAGGGCGTGGTCAGAAGTAATCGGAACCCCAGATAACAGGTACTGTTTTACCTCGATAAGGGATTACCTCCACATCAGGAAGTATGTTTGTGCCGATATGCAGATAACGCAGCCCCGGGCCATAGCCAAGAGAATTGTTATTCATGGCAAGGTTTACCTGCCATGTATCGGACTTGTTTGTGGTTTTTGCACCCATGCTGGCAGGCTGAATCATAGGCATGTTGCCGGGCGCGCTGAAAGCGTTCCAGTTGCCGTAATACATGGGAAGCGTGGCCCATTGCCTCACCACAAGCGGCGTTTCTGCTGAAGTAAAGCTGACGTTGCCATCGGCGCCATAAATCATCAGCCCCCAGTCGGGTATTGTCGGTGTTTTGATATCGAAAACGCAGACGTTAAGCTGCACATTAAATCCACCGACCACGCCCCAGTTACTGTAACCAATCAGCTGGCGCGAGGTGCGGTCAAAGTAAAGACCAATACTTTCCGCGGGGCAGTTGCAGAACACCATGGCGTTCTCGGAACAGTTCAGTTGCAGGGTGCCGGTGAAGGGTCCGCTGTAAGTCTGGGTCAGAAACAGACTGGCCGAGGAATTGACTACTGCCGGGAACGCGCCGCCCTGTGCGACATACAAGCCCCAGCCGTCATTTGTTACCGGTTGCTGGTAAATACCCAGCACCCAGAATGCCGTCGGCTGTCTGCTGGCGGGCCATACCCAGTTACCTGTACCGAATCCGGGCAGGGAGATAGTGACGACCCGGTCATTAACATCAATGTTAATGGCTACCACGTTGTAGCCGATTACGGTCGCAGACTCGAGCACAGCAGCACAGACATCAGTCCACACAACGAGTTGCACCCCGGCAGGCACAACGCCACGGAAGTCAAACGTGCTGGAGGCGCCGCTGTTCAGGTTCACCTCGCCGCGCCCGATGCGGCGTATAAATTGCAGCGGCGCGGCGTCGCCGACATTTATCGCCTTGCCCGATGAGGAAAACACTTGCAGGCCAAAATCACTCATTTAAGGTACCCCAGCTTGATTTTTATATTCCCTGCCCCGTCGTAACAGGCGATCAGGTTATTTGTGATCATCAGGCGACCGCTGCCTGCAATAAAACCATTAACCTCAAACGACCCGTCGGCGCCCATCATCGTTCCGGTCTGTCGGGGGACGTAGTTGGCTGAATACCAGCTCCCTATCTTCGCGAGCGTGATCGAGGCGTAATCAATCAGCACCTCGTTCAGGAACACCTGGCCGTTTTTAATCACCATAGCCAGCTTCATGCTGCCGTTGCCCGGGTTGTAGAAACCCACGGTATTTGCGCTCATCAGGAAGTAGCTCTGGACGCTGCCGCCGTTGCCCTCAACACCAAGCTGCATGCCCGCCACATACGCCTGGCCGTTTACATCAACCTGCACCTTTGCGCCCCACTGTGCGGAAAGCTTGCCGTTGAGGTCAGCGTATGCGCTGGATACCTGCTGGACAGCAGCGCTGTTTTCATCTGCTACCGCCGTCAGCTGCTCAAATTTCTCGGCATAAGCTGAATCGTTTGTCAGGATCAGCGTATCAATGCGCAGAATTTCAGCCGAAACTTTTCCGTCCTGCTTACGGCGGCGCTGAATATCCGCATCATTGGCTATCGCGGTTTCAATGGTCGCCTGGGTGTTGGTATCGATAACGCGCTCAAGGTTCTGATACGCTTCAGACCGGCTTATCTCCTCCGCTATCTTCTCCATCAGCCCGGCAGTATCGGTGGTGCATAGCGCGGCCACTTCAACGAACGCAGACGCGCCGAAAGCGTTAATGGTGCGGATGTACCAGTAATAGGTGTGGTCTATCTGAAGCTCGTTACTGGTCCACGTTGCTCCCATGCCGGCGCGGCTGGCATTTGCCTCAACGGTTGCGGTGGAGGCGTCAGGGAGGCGGGTTTCGCCGCTGGTCCAGAAATCAAACTGCGTGGAGACGTTAGTTATCTCTGCCAGGCGCGGTATCAGCGTGACGGCAAAATAGCCCTGTTCAACGTCCACTTTGTTCGGTGGCGGTGGCGCCTCGATGCTGAATTCGAGATACGCTTCCGGCGAGTGGCCGCCCGTATAGCTCACTGCCACCACATGCGCGGTGTAGGTGTCACGCAACAGCCCGGTGAGGCGCGTAAACGACCCCGGCACCTGAATGGAGAGCACCGGCACACCGTCGCGGCGGATCACCACCTGGTTGTACGCCACCTGCCCGACGTTCTGCCAGCTCAGCACGCCCTGCACCACCTGGCCGATTTCCTCGACGGTGTAGCGCAGGTTTTGCGGCTGCGCCGCGCCACCCGGTGAAAGCTGGGTAAAGTCCGGTCGGGTGATGGGCTTGCCGATGGCGTCGCCCCACACATCCGCCGTTTCCTGCTTCAGCGTCAGCTGGACGCCGTTCTGCACGCCGAATTTCCAGTCGGTGACGCGCATCTCAACATCAACGATACCGAGCGAAGGGAAATTCACTTTAACGTACATACCCGGGCGGTAGCGGTACCCGCTGAGGTTCAGCGGCACGTTCATGGTGCGGGAAATCCGGGTGCGCTTGAGCCTGATATCTGCCAGGCGCTGCGCCTGAAACTCACTGGTCACAAAACGAAGCTTCAGATCCTGGCTGATTTCCACGCCATCTTCGGCAACCCACTCAGAAACGGAAACCGCCGGGAAGTCCACTTCGGAGTCGTTCTGCTGCGGATCGATAAAGGTGCCGTTGATGGTGTTCACACGCTCGGACTGCGAGACCTCCGGCATAATTTCGATATCACCGGCGATCTGGCTTTCAGTGATAACTTCCGTAGCGGGGCCGTAATAGGCGCCGACCAGTATGCCGTGTTTGCCGCCGACGTAGGTCGGTTCGCCGGCGCAGGCGGCCAGCATCGCATCAAGAATGCTTGCCTTATTCTCGGAGAGGTCGAATTCGCCGTTAAGCGTGTAGCGGCGCTCCATCGTACCGTCGGCGCGGCTCACCAGCTCGTCGCTGATATTGGCCGCTTCCTGAAACTGATCGAAGTTAATTTCGCTGTCCGGCACTTTCAGGTAGTTGCGGTAATAATCCAGGATGCACAGCGCGGCATTGTTGCTGTAACCCGTCAGCCTGGTGCGCGGGTCATAAACCGCCCGCCCGAACTTCTCCACACGCACGTTAGGGATGCCGGACGGAAATTTCTCGGCGTTAAACTTCAGCGACAGTCGCAGCCAGGCGATACCTTGCCCGATCATGTCCGGCTTCCACGAGGCGCAGTTCGCCAGCATAAAGGGGTCTGCCGTCTGGCGGTCGTTATGCACCTCATACGTGGCGTAATCGCCGTAAATACCTATCTCATCATCACCGAGCAAAACCTTACCGGTGCTGCTGAGCGGATGCCCGGCCAGCGTTATCGCCAGGTGCAGCATTTCGCCGTCGGTCTGGGTACCTGCCTGCTCTTCTGCAAAAAACAGCGTGCCGGCGGAAAGCGTGCGACCGTAAACAACCGTCTTCGGGCTGGCCGCCGCTCGCAGCACCTGCTTGCGTTCGGAATTATCGCGGTAGGCATCAAGCGACGGCTTTTTGGTCAGCGCCTGAGTCGCCACCTGCGCGGCAATGGTGATAGCAAGAGCAATACCCGTTGCACCATTAACGGCTGCGATGCCTGCGGCAACGGTGGCAACGATGGGAATAGCAGCTGGCATCAGCGAACCCTCCATGTGCTCAGCGGTTTCACCCGCAGGCAGACCAGACCGTTTTCACCTGGCACCCATACGGCGCCACCGTAAATCACCCCGGCGCAACGGGTACCGGCATTTTCCACAACGGCAATATCGCCGCGCTGTGCCAGCTTCACTGGTACCTCTTTGAGATAACGCGCCAGAACCCTTTCCAGCGTGCCGCCGCCGCGAAGGATGGCCTTCTTTGCGCCGGTTTCGTTGCTGTAGGTACCGCGCCACGCTGCGGCGAAATCCTCGCCGCACATCGCCTGCGCGCAGTCTGCCGCGAACAGGCAGCAGTCGTGCCCGCCCCATAAAAAAGGCCGCTTCTCAGCGGCCCTTATCACGGCGGTTAATCTGTTATGCCAGTCCGGGTGTTTCATGTGTCCTCACGAATAGGTAAATCCCGGCGCGTCTTTTTTGCTGCCCCAGTAAATAGGACGCTCCGCCATCTGCGCCACGTAGCGGAATATACGATCACCGGGCTGGGCAGCCAGGTGTGATTCGTCGGTGTAACGGTCCGGGAAAGGCCGCTGCCAGTCTTCAAATACGTTCGAGACGGTGTATTGCAGGGCGTTAGTTTCGCCAGCGGTCGCACCGGTTGAAGAGATTTTGCCCTTGAAAATCAGGTCCGCCACCCGCGCAACGCCGGAATCGTCCATCGCCACCAGGTAAATTTCCGCCTGGCGGCCCACGCACCGCTCGTTAAGCGTCTTCGCGAACAGCGACAGGTCGAGTCCTGAAAGCGTCAGTTTTAGCTGGGTGGGGCTGGTTGTGCCGGATTCCTGAACATCGTCCACGGCACCAAGCGCGCCGACGCCGTAATACACGTAACCGCCGAGTACCAGCGTGCCGGTACCAGAATGCACGTAAGCGGTACCTGACTCGAACTGGACCTGCGCGGCGATCACCGCTGTCACGCGGTCGCGGGAGAGGTAATCCACCATCTGTTCAGAAAAGGGGGAGTACAGCATCAGAACGCCTCCTCAAACTCGATAGCAAAACTGGTAAAGACGCCCGGCACGCGGGAGGCGTTGCCCTGAGTGTTGTCCTTCAGCTTGAAGATGCCGTACGGCGCAGCCACCTCTATCGCGGCGTTCGCTGGCGGTGCAGTGCGCAGCATAGGCGCAATCTGGATGGAGGCGGTGCCGTCGGCGGCGCTGGTGATATCCGCTGTCACTATCTTGAGCTCGTCATTCACCGTGATGTAATCCCCGGCACGCAGAACCAGTCTGGACGCCGCCCAGCCGCGGGTGAAAAGCAGCACGCCCGACTGGTTCGGGTCAGACACCACCGGCGCGCCAGCAGGAGTACGCCCTTCCCTGCCCCCGTCGCGCAACCTGACGCGCCCGTACTCACCATCAAGCGCCGCCAGCAGCGCTTCAATGCGCCGGGCCTGTGCGTCGCTCTGATTGCTGAAGGTGAGCGAACATACCCAGCGGGAGCCGGGTGTGCGGACGGTCTGGGAGGTGCCATTGAAGGGGGAGCGAAAGGTGCGGGTACTGCTTTCAAGCCGCCAAGTCAGGGACGAGGGGCAGATATGATCAGGCCAGTCGTACACGTCGGCCATAGGTTTCTCCTGGTATTAAACGCCCAGCAGGCGGCGACCCTGCCCGCGGTTAGAAAAGTCGTTCAGCATGTCCTGCCGGGCGCCTTTTCTGCCTTCTTCGGCGCCTTTTCGGGCTGCTTCCTCCATGGCGCGGACAAGCGCTGCATCACCGTTACCAGACACATGAATGTTCTGATGGATTACCGGGGAAGATTTACCACCGCCCTCATTCGTCGGCATAACCATACGTACGCCAAGCGATCCATTTGCAGCCCTGGTTAATGGCATTATCGCTTCTGGCCCCGCCTCGCCCATCAGCCCAGCCCCTTTCGCAAAGGCGAAATATGTCGGGGTGCTGACGATGGAATTGCTGTAGGCGCTCAAATTCTCTGAGGCATAAACACCACCTTTAGCATTGAACTCAACACCTGACGCAGCTGAGGCATATGCACCGGAAGGTGTATAACCACCAGCGCTTGCAGCAGCAGCGCCTGAGCCCATACCGAGCATGCTCAGGAAACTGGATCCGGAAAGCGCCTTGATACCATTAACCAGCGTGGCATTGAGGAGAATTTTTTGCAGCGATTGCAGTACACTCATCGACCAGTCAGACCAGCTGGCTTTGTTGTTGGATAGCGCATCTGAAATGGTATCCACCATGCCAGTCATGGAAGAGCCGACAAAATTAGCTGCCTGCCCGGTATAATTGGAGGCGTTATCAACCCAGTCAGCCAGGCCAGAACTCAGGCCCGCCTGCCAGTCAGCTTCTGCCGCGCTGGTTTCACGGTATTTTGCGGCCAGCGCATCCAGTGCAGCCTGGCGGGCGGCAAAAGCTTCAGCTTCCTTATCTGATTTATCATAAACACGGTCAATCTCCTGACGCTCACGATAAAGATCGCGCTGCCGGCTTCCCATTCCCGACGTCGCTGCCGTGAGTCCTGCCTCATCCTGGTAGCGGCGTGCTGCGTCCTTGAGGTCTTTAAGCGCATCAGCCATTTCACGCTGTTTGCGGACAGCTTCATCGGCTTTTTGTGTCCACTGCGCCAGCGCCACAGCACCAGCCTCAATGGATTTGCGCTGCTCTTCGCTCCATTTAGTTCCGGCTTCATGGGAGGCGGCAAACAACTCAGCAGCTTTTTCACCCTGGCTCGCCCGTACCTTTTGCACCTCAGTGGCAATGCTGAGGTCAGCCATTTTCCGGCTGTATTGCTCAGCCGTCTGCGCTGCCTCGCGGGCGGCTTTGTTTTGCGCGTTAGTGGCGGCTGTTTCGTTTTTCTTGGCCTGTGCCAATGCGTCATCTTTTTGGGCGGCTTGATCCTTGTTGTAGATGTACTGGGTATACAGCGCTCCAGTAAGCTTCAAATCTTCCGCTTCATAAACATGCTGCTTGTGAAGCTTTTCCAGACCAGACAAGCTTGCAAGTTCGTTATCACGCCGAGCTTTTTCTATAGCTGCTGCCTGTTGGGGCGTGGCATTTGCAGTAGAAACTATCGGCCCTGAGTAAACAGCAGGCCGATTAGTCGGCGTTGCTCCCATGCTCCGGTTAAGAAGATCATAGGCACCTCTCAACGTGGCGATGGCACCAGCTTCCTCTACAGCTTTCTGAATTGCCTGTTGACTAGCATCATTAAAAAGCTTTTGAGTTTGCCGAAGCTTTGACACAGCCTGCTCTCGCTGAAACTCCAGTCTGTTCAACTGGTCAGTCAGAGAAATATTCTTTTCAGTGATATCAGCCTGATCCATAAACGTGTTAAGCCACGTCATGGTGGGGTTTGCGTTGTAATTCTGCTGAATCTGAGAAAGTCCGGTTAGGCTGTTTTTTACTTTCTCTATCTGTCCATCGAGATCTGCAATGTCTTTTTTCTGAGCATCAATAGATGACCGGGCGTCAGCTGCTGTAGTACGCAACCCAAGCGACGACATTTCTTTCAGTCGGGAGTTAATTTCATCAAGGTTATTGGCGAACCCTACCGCTTCCTTATGCACTTGCTCAGTATGCTGATAGAGACCATACATCGCAGCGCCAGAAGCGAGAATTACCCCCGGCCAACCGCCAAGCAAACTCAATACCCCGCCACCCAGTCGAGACATTACAGAAGCCGTGTCGGTTAATCTTTCGGAAGCAGAAGATCTTGCAGCAATGGCAGTGTTCAGTTGCGCCTGGGCAGCTGTTAGCTGCCGTTCTGCAACTATTTGAGCTTCAATGCTTGCGGCAGCGGCTCGCGCCTGCTGAGCACGATAAACGGTCTGCCTGGCTGTAGCTACGCTTACTTGTGTGCCGCGTAATTGTGCTTCAGCCAGCGCCACCTCTGCGGTAGTGTTTGCCACAACAGAAGCGGTTGCTGTAGTCACGCTGGAGACCATGTTTCCAAAGTAACGAGCAACTCCAAGGCCTACCAGAGCACCTGTCACATTAGCAACAGTATCGATATTGCCCGCCAGCCCATCCAGCACGCCAGAAAGGGTCGATGACGCGCCAACAGCCTGGTTTGCACCGCCTACCCATGCCATAAAAGCGTTTTCAACCTTTTGCGCTGAACCGCTGATGCTGGCGGGCAATGAATCAAATTCTTTACGTAACTGTGCAACATTCGTGAGCAACGGGACAATTTTATCTGTGGTTAACTCACCATTGTTAGCCATATTACGCAGGCCGCCGACAGTGGTATTAAGCCCATCAGCAAGGAATTTTGCGAGTCGTCCGCCACTCTCCATGATGGCATTAAACTCTTCCCCACGCAGAACTCCCGAGCCAAGCGCTTGGCTAAGCTGCGTGATTACTGAACTTGCCTCTTCTGTACTCGCGCCTGATAGCTTAAGAGAAGTTGCAACAGTTTCAGTCACACTAGCCACATCAGCAGATGCATAACCAGCATCACGTAAGGATTGTGCGATTCTGCTGTAAAGATTGGCATTAGCCTCAAATGATGTACCTGTTCTCTGACTAATAGACATCAGCGTTTGCTGCGCAGTAGTAAAATCATCAGCAGAGGATGAGGCCAGGCGTAAACGACCGTTCAGTTGATTCCACGTATCTGCATAGTGAATGAGCTGCCCAGTTGCAAACGCTCCGGCAAATGCGCCAGCCATGCCTGATACGGTCGAACGCACCGAAGCAAGCTGCGCATTAAGTTCGCTTAATGATCGCTGGGTTTCACGATTTGCCGCTGCCGCGCGCCGTCCACCCTGCTCCATTGTTTTGTAATAATCTGCGCCCATACGTGAAGCACGAGCAATTTCAGACTGAAAGGATTGGGAGTTAGCGGAAATTTTAATTATTAATTCGCGCAGAGTTGCCATAAGCCACCTAATAAAAAACCCCGCCGAAGCGAGGTTTATAGAGGTATTTAACAAAAATATTTAAAGAAGGCCGGCTTTTTTCCTCGCCTCTTCTAAATATTCATCATCGGTTTTCTCGATTTTGGTAAGGCCACTTTGACCACTAATGTCGCTTCCGCAGTGTTTACATTTAACAGCTTCTTTTCGAACCATTTCAGCACAGAAAGGACACTTCCTCATTCCGTCATCAATCATCTCTTGCTCTACTACCTTTGCATCCTTTTTTATAACCAAGGAATGAACTAAAGCTATGATGAACACAAGAAAACCATATAACCACCAGGCCATAAATGACCGGCCTTTACTTTGAGCGATTAGCGCGGGAATAATCCCAAGCACAGCGGCGACGAGAAAAAATTCCATAACACATTCCTTATCTTTAACTATCAGGCGTAATCCTAATATCATCGATATGAAATGTCACTTGAGCTATTTAACCAGCCAGCGCGGCAAAGAAACCTTCAAGCTCGGCGCTTTCTTCGTTCGGTTCCGTCGCGCTCCACTGAAGAAGCAGATCATCCAGGCTTAGCTTTGCGCCTTGTGAATTAAGTACCGCTGCGGAAATCTGCGCTGCCTGAATATCGCCGCGCCGGTCACTGATGGGGTTCAGGCGGTCAAACTCAATCCACATGCGCAGCTCACTGGCCGTCAGGGTCTGCTTCAGCTCATGAAGCGTGCGACCCAGACGGAGCGCCAGCGTCATCAGAAAGAAAGTACCTGGCTGGCTTACGGCTTTTCCACATCGGCCGCCGTAGTGGTCAGTTCCAGTGCCTGTTTAAGAAGACGGGCATGCACCGGGCCGTAGAACTGTTCAACCTGTGCCTTATCTTCTTCGGTAAAGACCTGTGAACCGTCTTCTTCAAGAAGCACATCGATAAACAACACCACATCAGCACTCTTGTTACGCAGTGCGCGTTCTGCTGCCGTCATCTCTTCTGGTTTGTCTTCTCCCTGCTTCGGGTTAAGCACCTGCTGCCATTCCAGCCACGCCTGGCCGGAAGGTTCACGCAGCTTAACGGTAGCGTTTTTCCATTCCGGAACGGTAACAATTTTGGTGCGGAAACCTGCCATCGGCGCCAGCGCCAGCGCGCGTAATGAATTCTGTGAAACCTGCTTTGCCATTTCATCTTGTCCTGTCATGGGAAGGATTAAAAAGCGGCCGAAGCCGCTCAGGAACCAGCCGCATAAATACGTTTGGTTTTGCCGCGAACGCGCAGGGAATAAGTGGCAGCCACCACGGAAGACGTGGCCGCAGACCATGAGCTCTGGCGAACTTCCACCAGAGCGTAGTAACCATTACCCGAGGGGAACACAACACGAAGGGCGCGCAGTTCGTCATTCTCGTACGCGGTCTGCAAGGCTTCCTGCGCTTCTTCGTCACCAACCCAGTTACGGGTGATGCTCATTTCAGCAGGCGCGGCAAGGCCGTTGGTCTGCTCCTGCTCGGTCGAGCACAACGTAGTGACGTCGATGTCCCCTTTTTGCCCGCCGGTGAAAGAGATTTCCTTCGTTGCGCAGGCTGCCTCCAGCCAGGTAACACCCGATGCCGGGAAGCTGGCGGAATTAAAATCCTCCGGCGTTACAGGTGCGGCAGAGACCGCAAAGGTCATCCCCTTTGTCACTTCATATTTACTGGTCATGATATCTCCAGGTAAAAAAAAGACCGCCGGAGCGGTCTGTTATGGTCAGCTGATTTCAGTAGAGAACCTGGAACTCCAGCGAAGCACGGTAAAGCCGTGCTTCCGGCTCGTAACCAGGAATATTGTTGACGCTTTCAGGCTTTAGAACTTTGATGGCTTCAAATGCCTGGCTTCTGATTTTCCGGGCTTCGCTGATAGTCCGGGAATAGACGTCAACCTGCACGGATAACGTTGTTTCCGCCTGCCCGCAAAGCGTGTCGCTTTCAGGGGCAGAGATGATTGAAAAAACCACCCAGGGCGGAGAGATCGAAGGCTGCCCGTCCTGATCCAGCGGCGCAACATAGGGATAAACCTGTCCGCCAGCCAGAGGCGCAAGCAGTGGATAAATGTCATCCTCATTCATTTGCTCAGCACCTCATCAATAGCACGGTTCATCCGCTCCATCGCAGCCTGTGCCGCCTGCTCCTGGCGAGTATCAAAAGCGGGCCTCACAAACGGATGAGCTGGCATATTAACCGTGCCAAGTTCCACGAACCGCCAGTAGAAAGCATTGCGTGGGTTGTTCGCCTTCATCGTGTTGTCGCTGTTCCCGGTGCGGGGATTAACGCCACGGATATGGACGCCTGAAGAAATTTCTCCACGGCGGCGCGCCTTCTGGGTCAGGATAACCACATTTTTCTTCATCTTTCCGGTGCGTTCTGGCGCCCGCTGGATAACTTCTTCTCTCAGCACTTCTGCACCAGCGCGGGTGGCATCACGCAGAACCTTGTTATTTTCTGCGCGGCTGAGAGTCTCAAGGTCTCGTGATATTTCATCGAGCCCGGAAAAATCGAGGTTTATGTCGATCACTTTTCACCTCCCTGCTTACAGAGAATTTCAAGCTGTACGCAGCGGGCATCGGGTACAGGTGGCCCCACTACATTCAGAACAGCATCCTTAAAAGCACCACTAAGCACTTTAATCCGGGAAGCGGCGGTGATATCTCGCCTGAAGCGCACCCACACGCGAACAGTTGCCGGCGCTGTCTCGGCACCAGAGGAAACTAATTCCCTGCCGCTGATGCCCTTCACTTCAGCCCAGACAGTTTTACCCTCTTCCCATTTTTCAACTAACTGCCCTGATGGTTCCCGTACGGTAGTAAAGTTAAGGATGGTAATCCGGTCGCGTAAGCGCCCCGCCTGCATAGAACCTCCTCGCTACAAAATGGTTGGACGGCGGAGATCGTAGATAAGCATCGTTACGGAGAACGGCAATTCTCCCTGCTTCAGCTTTTCTTCCTCTTCGCCGCCCCGGTTGCGGTCCAGCCAGCCCAACAGCATAAGCAGCGCTGTCTGCGTTCGCCGCAACGGCTCACCATCAATCAGCGCGCCATCAATGCTGACAATATGGTTGCGGCTTCCCTGGACATAAGCGAGAATTGCAGCACTGCCAGCCTGAATTTTTAGCTTCAGATCAGCATCACCTGCATCATCATCAATCCTGAGATGGTCTTTTGCCTGCTCAATCGTGACAAGCTCAATCACGTTTTATCCCTCCCGTCACGCCCGCGCTTGGTCGCCAGCGTCCAGCCTTTAGAGCCCGTTTCGCCCGGTTTGTCCTGCGTCTGTTCGTCGCAGTGCCAGAGCGATCCGCCCCACGTTACCGTGTCGCCTGGCAGGTATTCCTGACCGGATTTGAACACGCCTTGATAAATCAAGACCGGAACGTCAAACGATTTGGTTTCGCTGCTGCCGCTGGCTCGGTTAACCGTCAGGGTGAAGCGCCGTTGCTCTGAACGCTCAATCTCCACGCCCGCCACGCCATCAACAACACATTCCCAGCCGCGCATGCCGTGCGTTTTCTCATAAGCACGCCACAGACCGCCGTTATGTGTTGCATAAGAGCCGCGAGGATAGCTTTTCTCTTCATCAATCAATGGCAGAATTTCCAGCGCCAGCGCGTCGCGGCCATCTTCGCCATCCCTGCCCGGTTCAGCTGTCGGCAATGCGGCCACGGCTTCGCTAACCAGCGTTTTCACATCCGGAAGAACCGGTATTGACGCTGCGACGAGTTGCTCCAGCATAGGCTGCACGTCTTCAGGTGTAAGGCTTTTGCCGTCCTGCGGTACCGGAATGGCAGCTACCGCATCGCTTACAGCCTCTTCCACCGCCTGCTTCAGTACCGCCGGATCGTAATCCTTGCCGTCTTTCGGTGTCGGTATTGCACCGAATGCTTTGTCCACCATCTCCTGTAGCATCGGCTGCACGTCGTCGGGCGCCAGGCTTTTTCCATCCTCCGGAGGCGGGATATTGGCTACCGCTTCACTGACCATGGAGGCGATATCAGGCAGCTGAGGAAGCTCAGGCGCGGGCAGAGCGGCCACAGCCTCTTCCACCATGGCGGCGAAGTCAGGCGCCGGGATGCTTTTGATTTCTTCCAGTTGACGGGAAAGCAGGCTCAGCTTTTCATCGTATGCCTGGCGCTGCTCATCAAGGCTTTTAATGAACCCTTCGCGCATTTCGGTGAGAGCCTGCCCGAACTCCTCACCGAGCACCTTTATCAGCGTTAATTCGCGTTCATTCATTTGGTAAGCAATCCTCTGAGCATGGCTTTTGCCGCCGATTGTTCAGCGTCAGACAGAGCCTTTCCTTCATCACTGGCAGGTTGCGATGGTGCAGGCGCACTGCTTTTGCCGAATGGATCATCCGATGCATCGCGGCGGGCCAGCGCGCCAAGACTGTAGTTCTGCTGCTGAAGGTAAAGCTCATCACCACCAGTAACGGGCGGCAGATTTTCACTGCGTCGCGCCTCATTAGGCGTCAGGATGGTATTTTTCACGCCTTCGCCCAGCGTTTTTATGCGGCGTTCGCTGTCCATACGCAGCAGCGCATTCACATCAAACTCGGTGCCGGTATCGCCTTCCAGTTCAAACGCTTCATCCAGCAACAGCTCAATCGACTCGATAAGCGTCTGTAGGCACTGCGAGTAATACTGCTGCTCCAGCGCCTCGATGTTGTCGTACGAAGGAAGCTCGCCTACGCCTGCTTTATAAGCCGGGACGTGAAACGTGGAGCAGACAATTTTTTCTGACATCTGAAGCTGCTCGACCACCTTTGCATCGTCAGCAGACATTGAAATGGGGTTATACTTGGCGCCATTACTCAGCATCGCCGTCTTTCCCGCGTTCTCTCCCGTATAACCCGTGTCCCAGTTATTTTTCAGGATGCGCGCGTTTTCCTCGCTTATGCTCCCCGGCACCTCAATGACACCGCTCGGCTTACTGCCGTTACGGAAAAAGAACGCCGAGTTTTCCTGAATATGGTGCCCCTGCATTGCTGCCAGACCAGCGGCGTAAATCGGAGAAAGACCAATAAGCGGATGAAAGAGGCAGTTAAACCGGTCGTGGATAACCTCGCGTGCCGGCACCGTCACTGATGATTCAACACCCGTCATGTTATCGGGGTTAATCTGGTAAAAAACGGAACCGTCATCCGCAACCAGCGGCGTAACCTTGTTCCAGTCCAGAATGCGCAGCTCTGTGATTTCTCCCCGGGTATTACGGATCTTCAGGACAACCGTATTCCCGTAGCAAAGCTTGGAGTTAAGCCAGCATTCGAAAAACTGCATCCGGTTCTGGAACGCATTCGGGCGCCTGTAAATCCTGGCGGTGCTGCCGTTATTGTTTTCTTTCCAGATGCCGTTTGAGTCGCGGCGCATCAACCGCACAGGCATTTTTGCGATATCACTCGCAATCAGCGATATACAGGCAAACACCGCGTGAAAGGAAAGCACTGTCGTCTGGTTAATTTCCAGATTGCGCTGCCAGGCACCGGCGAAAGGCTCATGGATAAGAGACATCCAGCCGCCGCGGCTGGCTGGCTGCTGAAGCGCTTTTTCTTTTCTCCGGAAAGGATTCCACATCAGCCATTCCCCGCATTATTTTTCTTTTTCCCGCCACCAGCGCGCTTTCCGCCGGTGTACTCAGCCTTGCCCAGCAGCACCAGCACCCTCGCGCACTGGTCATCCACGGTTTTTTCATCGCCGGGCTTGGAGTCGTGGGTGCGCTGGAGATATCGGATTTTTGCCATGCAAAATGGCGGGGTCGCCCCCGCCCTCCTGAGTTGGTTAGCTGGTCTGGGTGGTGCCGTAGTTCACACCGGAAATCACGGCGACGGCAGCGGTACGGCGGCGCTTCCAGTTAATCCAGCGTTCGGCGCGGATAGCCACGCTGTTGGTCTGGAACATGGAAACCAGCTCGGTGCCCGTACCATTAACGCTGTCGCCGGTTGGTTCGCTCTGCATTTCGAGCGAGGCTTCGCGGGACATATCCACGGCAACGCCGCCGTCGTCAGCCAGATAGATATCCGGCGCGTTAACCAGCACCAGCTGGCTGCCTACATACTGGGAGACGATAACCGGCAGGCCCTGGAAGGTACCGCCCAGCAGCGTCATTTCCGGATACTCTTTCTGACCCAGTGCGTTTTTACGCATGGACAGCGCCAGCGCGGTGGTGCTGGACATCAGCCAGACTGCACCGTTCGGTTGCAGGTTTGCAGCGACAAACACGCCAAAAGCCGCAGCTGCGTCGTCGTCCGGATTACCAGTTGACGGGATAGCGGCGATGCCGTTGGTAACGGAAGCCGGCGACACGTTGGCGACTTCCGCCTTGGACGGGTTGATAAAGTCGGTATCGAGACGGGCAATAACCGCTTCGGCCAGGGCATTGCGCACCAGCGCATCGGCTGCCGGGTTGGAGAAGCGGATAAGTTCGTCGGTCAGCACCGCGATTGCAGCCACTTTGGCAAAGCTGAAGGTGATCGACTCAAAGTCAAGCTTAGTCAGCGGCTTCGCCTTACCCTGACCTACCCAGCTCGCTGAACCACCTGAGGTCTGCGCCGGGATGCGGATATTAAACGGCACCTGGCGCAGCGCCGGGATGTTGCCCTGCCCGAAGCGGCCAATAATGGTCTGCGGACGCAGGAACTCAACGAAATCCTGTGCGTACTCTTGGTATTCAACCAGCGCGCCTGCCCAGGTCGGGTCAGTGGTGGTGCCAGCGCCGACGGCTGCCTTCAGGACATGATGCAGTTTCGCATCATCCGGGTACTGCTTGCGCGCAATCTCCAGTGCCTCGGAGCGGCTGCCGTTCGCAGCGGCCAGCGACTTGGCGAAGCGGGCAAAGGCGATGCCTTTTTCCAGCTTCTGCTCTACGCGGATGATGCCCGGCGCGCTGGTTGCCACCACGTTTACGTCACCACCCGCCGCTTTGCTTACCGGTTTAGCGGTCGCAGCAAGGTTACTTTCCATGTCGCGTAGACGCTTGAGGTGCGCATCCACGGATTTGATTTCGGCGGAGGTGTTGTCGTAGCTTTCTTCTTCTTCCGAATCAAGCGTACGCCCGGCTTCAGCGGCTTTCGCCATGATGTCGGAGAGAGACGCCGCCAGCGCCGAACGCTTCGCTTCAAAGCTTTTAATTTGTTCTGCGATATTCATCGAACTGTTTCCTTTATTGGTAATAGTTTTGGGTGCTGTAGCGCCAGCGGACTGTGTTGCTTTAACCACCGGTTTCTCTTTGCCTGCCGCGGCGAGTAACTGGCGGTCGAATGATTTAACGGAGTTAATGGAGCATTCGGAGTTTGCCGGAATGGTCACTGCCGAGACTTCAAGAAGGTCCCAGGAAAGAAAGCGGATGCCGCCTTCATCCAGGAAGGAATATTCAATCGGCCGGAAGCCGATAGAGAGACCGCGCACAAGCCCAGCCTTAATGGATGCCCAGGCCTCATCGAGGCGGGCAACAAGCTGGGACGGCATATCCGGTGTGGGTTTCACCAGTTTTGCTGTGATCTCCAGCCCGTCCTTCACCATTTTCGGGGTGCAGGTGCCGATGGGTTGCGAGCGGTCATGCTGCCAGAGGAACGGCGTGTCGCTGCGGAACTTCGCGCCCTCCGGCTCCATAATGTCCCCGTCACGGTCGGGCGATGGTGTGGAGGCGATGCCGGTAATGATCCGCTCGTCCTCGTTCACCGCCTTTACCGTCATGAGGGTGCATGCGCGATTAAGCGTCATTTAGCTGCCTCCTGAAACGAAAAAACCCGCCGGAGCGGGTTGTTAACTGACGTAACTGTCATATGAAATGCACCTGGTAATCCTGCTTCTTCGCTTCAGGGTTTAGCGCCATGAGCGAAACGCTGTTAAACAGCGCCATCAGCGGGTCAATCTTGCCCTTGCCGCTGGCCTGCTTGGTAATGAGGATGGCGTTACCTTTCGGCTCAACCCGGGCATTACCCACACACCAGGCCATCATTGGCTGTCCGCCATGGATCAGCACGCCCTCGGCAAGTTTGCGCTCGGTGGTTTTAATCGCGCCGCCAAGGCGCCAGCCCTGGCTCACGCCAACCACCGCATCGGCGGGTATTTCCGCCTCAATCAGCGCATCGAGTATTTGGCCTACGCCTGACGGGTCAATGCCTATCTTGTCGAGCAGTTCAGCAATGTGGATGCGCCGGACGTATTCCGCCACCTCTTCCGTGTCCTGGCCGACGCGTTTCACGATGGTCAGGTCGCCTGCCCTCACGAAGTCATTGAACCTAGATTCTTCGCTCTTACGCCGCCGGATGGCTATCTCATGCGCCCAGGCATGGCACCAGCAGAGCCACTCCCGCGTTTCAGCGTCACGTCCGACAGCAGCGAAGCCCAGCAGGTCATCAAGACCGCCGCCGTCAATGCCGACGGTGATCACCTCGGCGCGCCGCAGCAAATCATCAAAGCTGACATGCTGCGCCTGCTGCTCCCAGAAATCGACGCCCGCCCAGCGATCGCTGCGCAGGTTAAGGCCAATTTCAATATTGAGATGCTTCGCCAGGAACTGCTGCAACGTGCCGTCCGTTTTCGCCTGGTTCTTGCGAAGCTGGTCGGCTATCCACTCAGCGCTGACCGAGCGCCCGATGTTCGGGTTGGTGATGTAGAAGTTTTCCGGATCGAGATAAGCCTTGCTTTCCACCATCCGTTCCGGGAACTCGTAAAGGATACCCAGCGTTTTGGGGTCGTTTATCCTGCCATCACGGACATTACGCCAGTAATCGAGGCGTTCTTTGAAAACGCCTGCTGGCGGCTCGTCGCTCTGCGTGGTGAGAAATATCACCCATCCTTCATTACGCGACACCTGCCCGCCGAGCGCTTCCATAAACATGGCTTCTGCATTGGCGCGTTTGCCGAACAGCCAGAGTTCGTCAACCAGAATGCGGCCCGACTTTTTACCGGAAACGGTATCCGTATCCGCGGCCACCACTTTCAGCGTGTTTCGCGTCACCCGGTGCGTAATCGTGCGTATATGGTCCTGGATCTGGAACATATCGGTCAACTCGTCGTCGGCGCGTATCATACCGGCGGCGGGCTTGAAGCTGTTATCGGCCACCTCTTTGGTGGGCGCGAGAATCAGGTGCTCTTCGTCTTCTCGCCAGCAGAGGATCAGCGCGGTCAGCATGATGCCCGCTGCGATGGTAGATTTGGTGTTCTTTTTCGATATCAGCAGGCCGTATTCACGAATCAGCTGGTTGCCAGTTTCGGCGTCGTATCCGCCGAAGATGGCTTTCACGAAGTCGAACACCCATTCTTCAGAGCACTCACCGAAAGTAGGCTTACCCGGCAGGTCAGAAACCCGCAGTTCACGGAAGATACCCAGCGCCTGCTCCGCCTGGTAGGGAAAGATAGGCGGCGGAATGATGGATTCACCTGCAACCAGGCGCGATTCCCAGTCTGTACAGGCTGTAGACCACTGCGCCATAAATTACCCCTTGTTGTTCACGACCAGTTTCGGCGGCGCCATCGCACCGAACTTGCTGGCACCGGATGCAGCTTTTGCCGCGGCGTTGCGCGCCTCTTTCTTCCCTGTCTCCCCTTTTTTGGGGTGAATATAGGGAAGCATGGCCTTCGCCGCGTCCTTCCTGACGTCAATTTCTTCGCTGGCGTCGTTCATTACAGCCATCAGAAACTTGAGCGGGTCGTCGTAAGCACCAGCTACGGCGGGCGCCAGTGGCGCATCGTTTTTTTCGGTGGTGTTTACCGCTGGGGTATAAACATCCTGCCGGCAGGCCGGAACATCATCCGTCTCGATGACTTCTTTCTTTTTACGCTCAATAAACGCGATGACTTCCGGGTCTTTTGCAAGCTGCGACCCCTTGGAGCGTGCAGATTTCTCAGAATACCCCGCCTTTACTGCCGCATCTTTTTGAGACATACCGGACATCAGCGCGACAGCGAATTTCCGCTTTTGCGCTGTTAACATGTTTACACCCTCCAAAGGGGAATTTTTTCTGTGCGTGAGATGGGGGGCGGTGTCCAGCGCGATCGATGTTTACTTCGGAACATACCCCCCCCGGGGTTGGCAGGCGTCAGAGCCCCACGAAGCCCAGTACCTGATTGCCTTCCGGCACGGCATGCCTTAGGGCCTCTTCATCAGGCTGACCGGCTGCCGCTTCGCGTGCCGACTTCCCGGCGTGGCAGTCAGTGCATAACGTCCACAGGTTTCGCTCTGAGTTATCGCCGCCGAACTGCAACGCGATGCGGTGGTCGAGCTCGCTTTCATGCGGGTCAACCGCGCGGGAGCACATGCAGCAGTGTCCACCGTCACGCACCCAGATGCGGCGCTTAAGACCAACGCGGGCGCTGCCGCTGATGCGCCGTTGCTCGCCGTAAACGGGCTTGATGCGTCGCGTATCGATAACCTTCAGCCGTGGCTTTAACGTGGTCAGCTTAGCCATGTAATCTCCATGCGCGGCGGCGTTCGCGGCGCGGCTGTCTGTCGGGGTGTTTCTCTACAGGCAGGCCATCAGCATGGTCCACCAGCGAGTTACACGGGTAAATCACCGGGCCGCCGCAGGCATCGCCCACCGCGTAATCAGCGGGCTTGCTTGCATCCCAGCGCGCCAGCACCTTCGGGATTAGCTTCGGGGGTACGCTGTAGCACACGGCGTGGACCAGGCGCTGCATGGTGATGTGGTCGGCCCTCTCGCGGTCAGCGGCGATAAGCTTTGTAGCTATCTCCAACTGATACTGCGGCGGGCGGCCGGTACCGAGATAGAAGCTGATGAGGGAATCAGGGAAGCGGTTAAGCCATTCAGTAGCCAGCGCCTGAAACCCCTCTACCGGCAACGCGTCATCCTCAACCACTACAACCAGGTTGTTCTGTCCTGCTGCCCACTCCAGCGCGCGCCGATGATTCCAGTTCGCGCCGTGATCCCCTTCATCAATAAGCAGATGTGCGCCAAGTTCGTAAGCCAGCAATGTTGCCGAGATATAACGGGAATGGTGACCGACGACAACAAACCTTATTTGTGTTTCCACCATGCAACCTCTTTGCCGATACCGTCAGTTTTGAAAATGGTGTGAACCCTCGGGCCGGTGACGACCCGATCGCCGAATGATTTAGCCGCAATACCGAAAGCGCCCATGTCCACCAGCGTGGCGGGTGCCGTCTCCATCTTCCAGAAGCGGTGACTTTCAATCAGGTAGTGCTGCCGAATGATACGGTGGGCAAACTCCATGACATCTTCACGGCTACCACCAAGCAGTCCAGCGTTAAGCAGCGGTTCATGGCGGTGCTGTTCGAGGAAGTCGCTGTATGCTTTGCCGTGGTGATTGGCCTGCATCCATTCGTCGGCATAAGTCTTGTGCTCAGAGCCAACGTATATTTTCCCCGTCTCCATCTCTGCCCAGGGTTCCCGCAGCATTTCAACATCAGTACCGTCGGTACACCAGACAAGGTGGTACTCAGGGTGCGCACGAAGAAATTGATAGATGTGAAGCCAGCGAGCAAAGTAAGGACTAGTGTCCACCGGCGGCACTTCATACAGACCAGCGCCAGTTGGCGACTCTTTTAATTCGTCAGCCAGGACAATCGGCAGTGCGCCGGATATTGAGTCTGCCCAAGCCTGAAGAGTCTGCGGATCGGGTTTCATCTTCCCGCCTCGCTGTGGATCTGGCTGGCTTGTGAGCAGCGTCGTTATCACCAGATTTGGATTTCTGCTGTACGAGGCAAAGCCTGTATACCCGCTGTCGCGTCGAGCGTTGAAGATGCCAACGTTTCTTTTTACCAGCGCTTCTCGGTCAGGCCGTGGAATTGAGCGCGTACTCTCTTCATGCTCATCCATCGAATGAATAAGCTTTTCAGAACCTACCACGTCAGCGAACGCCCAGGTTGAAAGCCCCGCGTTATGGATACGCAGAGCCAGATCCGGATGCTCGTACATGCCGCGTCCATATACCGGGTCGAATCCGCCGACCTGCTCAATGGCGCTGCGGTGGTAATACAGCATTACGCCGCGCTGCCCTGTGTAAGCCACATGCTGATCGTCGCGATAAAGAACGGCGAGATCGTGAAGCTTGCGGGGGCCGGACAGGTCAAGGAACTGATACGCCAGATGCGGCTCGGGTGAATCGATATAGGGCTGGTGCCAGTTAACAGCAATCGGCCAGGCGTCATCGTCCCACAGGAAAAGATGTTCGCAACCAGCATCCATCAGCGCTTCAAGGCTGGCGTTCTTCGATGCCACGATACCAAGAGAGGTTTCATGCCGGATTAAGCGAATGCCGTCAGGCACCACAGCGGCAGGACTGGAACCATCATCCACCACAACCACCAGCGCGCCGGCGGGCAAATGCTTCAGATGTTGCTCAATGGCTTGCTTCAGAAACTCAGGACGGTTGTGCGTGGTTATTGCGATGCCGATGCGGGATTGTTGACGACTGGCGGGCACATACTGAACGCCGTCAATAGTGACCTGCATACTTCATTCCTTTTAGATGTAAGCCTGTCGCACGGGAAAGCCGCCCGAGAGAAAGCAGCGTTCCCCAGGCTCACGACTGAAAGACTCTCTTTTGTGCGCGTGCGATGCGCATAAAAAAGCCCCGCTAAGGCGAGGCTTGTGTATTTGAATTCATTTTTAGTAATTATTTGAGAAATGCGCTTTGCATTCCTCTTCACATGCGGCGAGGTTTGATGGGGCCAAGCGAAAATAGCTATTAATTTCAACCCATACAGGGCGAACGCCATATTTTGCCGTTTGGATATCTTCTTTAGAAGAAATCACAGCATAATAATCAGCGCTAGGGAAATCTTGAAATATTTCATATTTGAAATAATCATTTTTTTCATTATTGAAAACTAACGTTGAACTTAGCTTTGCATATTTCATAATGACTCCTTAGTGAAAGGAGATAGAGTAATCCACCACTCGCTTATGACAAAACATTATCACAGGCACTCAGTGAATGCCTGCTGTAATGCTTTAGCAGTCGGCGTCTGGCCGGGCAATGGAGCGACAAGCCCACATGCACGCTTCCTGCATTTTTGTGCGCGCGATCGACAGACTACGCAGGGCATCGTCAATCTCTCGCGCCTGCTCAGTGCTAAGCATCGCTGGGCCATTACGGACCGCCAGCAGTTCCCCGCGCTCTGTATCGAGCAGGCTGCAAAAGTGTCGGCTGACACCTTTAAGGCGGTTCATTCGCTCAATATCGCCAGGGGTTAGTGTGCGGTAGCCCTTAACGGTGCTGCCGTCCTGTGGTTTTGCTTCGCTCATTGATTTACCTGTGGTTTGATGGACCGGAGTCGCGGCGCTTCACAGCGTGGCTAACCGTGTTGTTGTGTAGCGGAGAGAACATCATCAGGCGCTCTGCTGTGAAAGCGGCTTGTGATGGTTACAAAAAAACCGCCCGGAGGCGGTTTATTTCGCTTGTTTTAAAGCTTTTTTTTCAGCAGCTAAAGCGGTAATGGCATCAATTCGTAGTTGCCTTTCATGCTTTTCGACATACCACTCTTGAATAAGAAGTTCGAGGAGGCCTATCAGCATTTCAGCTTCGCCTGGATCGACATCAACAATGATATTGATATCATTTTCCATGTGAGCACCGATGTTGCCAATGTTCCTGACAGCATCGATGGCTTTCCACACACTTGACTCAATCTGACCCTCTATTGCTTTTATCTCGTCTACAAGCCTCGCTGGCTTAACATCCCAAGCATGTCTAATCATTCCCTGAAGACATCTGCGTGACAAAGTGGCAGATGCCTTAGGCGAAAGGTTTTTGATTAACACCGCCTCTTTATAGTCATCTAAAATCGGCTTCGGAACATAGTCAGGGAACTGTTTATAAAGCCCGTTTGGTCTATTAACCCATCTTTCTATTAGCTCGACAGGCTTATAAGAACCGCCTTCAAGTTTCACGGTTGATACCCTCGTATCGTAAGTGAACTCTTTACAATCTTGGTTTGGGCAGACAGCCACGAATGACTCGAATAGAAGAGGTCCAAACTTTGTGTCCCCAGAGACGTAGAAACTGTCACTTTTTTTCTTTATTGAATCAAAAACGGCTAACCTACCGCAAAAAGGGCATTCCCAAGCTGACATATTAACCTCCACAGAGTTATGGTGGTTAATATATGGCAAAACATCAAAGTATCAAATATACAGATTACCTAACGCATTGTCCTTTAATGTAGTCCTGCAAGTAACCAACCTGCTTCGTCACTGTGACGATTCGCTCTCTAAGGGTGAAATAATCCCGTTCAGCGGAGTCAGTAAGTCGGGGGCTGGAAGCATCGCCCATGCCGCCGGTGCCGGTCGCGCCGTTCTTTCCGCACGTTGCTGCGAGGCGCAGCCGCTTATTACCAGCGGCAATATCACGCTCAAACTGATCAATATTATCCTGAGCATCCGCCAGCTCCTTCGTGTATTTCGCATCAAGCGCCGCTACGTCACGTTGGCGGGCCTGCATGTCGCTTATCGTGTCGTTCGCCAGTTTCAGGTTATGCTCGGCGGCGTCGGCTCGCTGCTTCTCATCTGCCGCCCTGCCGTGGTACCAGAACGCCAGCGCACCGAACACTACCAGCGCAGCCAGCAGAAGCAAAGGTTTCCAGTCAAAGGTCATCTTTGCTCTCCGCCAGGCACATGGAGCGCTCCATTTCACGCCTGTTCTGCAAGCCCTTCCACTTCATCCCGCCAGCGTACACCCAGCGGCGCATTTCTTCGCAGGCGCCTTCCTGGTCCCCGCGGTTCAGCTTGCGAAGCAGGGTTGATTTAGAGAAGGCATCGGCGCCGACGTTGAACACAAAGCTGTAGAGCGCTGCGCGCTGGTATTCGCCGAGCGGCACTTTTACCAACTGGTCAACGGTCCTTGTAGCGGGTTGCAGGTCTTTCCAAAGGAGTTGGTCGCATTCGCGATCGGTGTACTTCTTGCCGATCACGATGTCACGGCCCGTATGCCCGTCGCAAACTGTCCAGACGCCAGCCACATCCTTATAGGCTTCGTACTTGCGCCCTTCCACGCCGTCTTTACCGCCAAGGAATACCGTTGCGATTGCGATAGAGCCAGCACCCGCCACGGCAATAAGCTTGTTACGTAATGAAGCAGATATCGCCATGGTTAATCCTCTTTAATCTGGTGAGGACCGGCGGGCCAGCGCTCATAAGCCTGTATCTGCGCCAGTGTGGTTTTGCGCTTGTAATACCAGTTGATGCCGAAGGTCATGATCGCGACCACGATGCCAACGATAACGCCGACGGCGCTCCACTCATCAGGGCTGAGCCGGGTAAGCAGGCTATTGGCTACCGTCCCGGCAGATGCGCCGTAAGCCGCGCCCGTAGCCAGTTTGCTCATATTAAACATGTCTCTTACCTCCGCAGGGTTGGGAGGCTGTGCGTAGTGGGGAATGGCCGCGAGGCATGCGGTTAAAAGGTGTTTGGTTGCTGATTGCCTGCGGCCAAAGAAAAGCCCGAATGAACCGGACAGAAATTCGGAATAAAAAAAGGCCAGCTCACAAGGAACTGGCCGAGAATCAGGATTCACTCAAGAAATGCTAATCGTCGATGTGGCTCCGGGGGTTATACCGGGAGAGACATTGCCGCCACGGTTAAAATATAGATGCCCGGATAAGCGAAGGGGTGACTCCGCTCACAGAGCGAGTAAATCTTTATTCATGCTGGTGGCTGTAACGGGCCATCCAGAACCGAAGCCTCTTCTTTCATCGCTATCCAGCCGCTGGTTCCGGCAAAATGCCAGACGCCGTTAACCAGTTCACCTGTCTCATGGTGCCGCGTTTCTTCTTGCGAGTAATACGCCACCAGCTTTTCGCCAGCGTAAAGCACCCAGTAAAACCCCTCTTCCATACCTGCCCCCTGTGATTATTAAACAGCCAGACGGTGGAATTATAAGGTGCGGACAAAGCGGTACGCTGAAAGGAACTTCATTCTGTTGTATGGTTCACATAGTCAGCAATTAAGTATTTGAAATAAAAAGGCCCGCCGAAGCGAGCCTTTTTATAGCTTTTGCATTGTTACACTGCGTGCAGTTCCAGGGACTTGCCCAGCGCTGCCAGCGCTTTCTGTACCGTGTCGATCTTAGTTGAGTGATGAAGGTTAAAAAGTCGCGTCACTTCCTGCTTTTTAATCCCCATGCGCGCCGCCAGCTCAACCTGAGTTAAGCCGGAAGCAAGGAAGGAATTAAGCAGCAACACCTTCGCCGCCACGCTGGCGGGCACATCAACATAATCACCAGTTACCGGCGAAGGCGCAGGTACGGGTCGACCATCCTCAAAATAAAAGTCAAAGGATGTAACCAGCGCATCAAGCGCCATCGCCAGCGCCTCTTCCCGGTCGTCCCCCTGCGTCAGCGCTTCGGGAATATCCGGGAAAGATACAACGTAGCCGCCAGTATCCGGCTCAAGATTTACGGGGTATCGCATATTGTCTCGATGAAGCTTTGCCGAGTAACCAGCCCCGAAGGGCTGGTTTGTTATTTAAGGCCTAACTGCTTGATTATCGCCTTTCGCAGTGGTTCTTTAAGCTCAGCGCCGGGATGTCGTGGCATTACGCTTACCTTCCCGTTGTATCTCAGTTTCAGATGGTTTGTACCGTTTGAAACTTCGACTCCCTGAGCTTCAAGCCACCGCCTGAACTCGTTTTGCTTCACCGCTCCTCCATTCTGTTGAACATGTGATTATAGTAAACTTTTATGCTTACCAGGTCAACAGAATTGTTTACCACTTAAATACAAAAACCCCGCCGAAGCGAGGTTGGAATAGATAAGCGTCGTGTCGTTGCGACCACTCTTATCACGTTACACAACAAAACGCGGACCGCGTTAGTGATTTTTTAAACTTTTTCTTATATCTTTGGCTTACTCGTAGGTTGAAGCGGTCTACAAGCTAAGATGCTAATCAGGCCTAGTGATAAGTAATATTTTTTTCTAAAGGATAAAAGGATGTTAAGGCAGAACCGTCAAAAAACCATATATTATAAGAGAGCTACAATGAGTAATTGTGACTCTGACTTACAAAGCATTTTAGAATCAATCATTTCACCTAATGGAACTGTTCCCAAGGTAGGCATGAGGCGAGAACAGATCTCCCCATCCGATAGTGATAGCGGCTATAGAGTAATTAACAGAAGCAACACATTTCAAACAATTTTGTTCGGCCAACTTATATTATTTGAACAGGGAAGAAGCCAAGCTTTAATGACCATCAGTGATGATGTTCCATTTTATGACATTAACGCCATTACCTCTCAACAAATCAAACTCGAAGCGGATAATGATATTTCTGATGAGGAAAAGCAAAAAATAAAACGAGAGTTTATTGACTCAATCCTTTATTTTGGAGTTTTTAAAAACCATATAATGATTGTGCAATCGAGTTCACTTCGCACTAAAGATCTTGAAACTCATCTAAATTGGTTAATTCATAGCTTTGGAAATTCATTCGCAGATGACAGTATTTTAATACTTAAAGACAAACCTACAGAGGAAACCATAAAAAAACTTGAAAAAACACCAGTTAAAAAAATCAATCTTGGTAGCGTCCCCATTAAAAGTAAAACTGACGATGGAGCCATTGAAATAAAATCGGTAACAAATCCTAATGTAGCGAAAGGAATTCAGAAGGTTAGAAAAATGAAATTCCTGCCTGTAGGGCGCGGCGGCAGCATTTTGAAAGCGGCTTTTGGCGAGGATTGGTTTAGTGATTTAAAATTAGAAGATTCGCTTGATGATGCAAATTTACAAGTTAACCTTGAAATTACATACTTGCGTAAAACGAATGATGATGGTCAGTTGCTCATGGACACCCTTGCTACGTCAATAAGAAACATGGATGATGAAGACGTTGAAATATTTTTACAAGGTGGCGGCACTTTAAAAGGTGGTGATTTAAGGTTATCCGGCACAGTAAGCGTTCAATATAACAATGGACTAATTGACGAAAACCATTTATATTTACAGATGCATAAATGGTTGCATTCAAAAATTGGCGCTGGCGAAATTAACAGCAAATGAGATTGAGAGGCTAAAAATGAACTTTAAATATTTTTTAATAAAGCTCGCTTTAGCCTTCGTTTTAGGTGCTTCCGCCTTTTATTATGTTGTAAAGAATATTTGCTTACAGAACACTTCAACTCCTTGGATCATGCTTACGTTGCTTCTTATTCCTTCAGGATATTGTGTTCAAGCATTTTTTAAACTACCTGAAGCAGACGAGCACACTTCTCTTACTAGTGATGAATTAAGACGACTAAGGCCAATAATAAAAATCAAGAAAAGAAGGCTGTCATTATTATTCTGTTACTACTTATTTTCTGCAACTACTGTTGCAGTTGGTTTCTTTAGCGTTCCCACGAAATCTTCAGCATTTGAATACGTGTTCATTCTAACAGGCGGCCTCCTAATTTCCTCTCTGTATTCTTTTGTTTTCATTAGAGACAATATGGACGAAGTACAAAGATTCAAAAGTAAGTTAATTCATAGAGCGGAAACTGAAAAGCGTAAAAAAGAGTTGCTCGATAGCATATCTAAAAAGCCCGACTAGCGGGCTAAGAGTACTGCATTCGCAGTTGTTAAATATCCATATCTAGCGTTATTTCAAGCATAGCCAAACAACCATCAATAAATCCTTCAGCCATTTGTATCTCAATACGAATTAGCTTTTCATCTTTTTTGCGCGCACGCGCTATGCTGCGTTTCGATATCCCATAAAGGTAGTGGGCTACGAGAAGAGAGTGCTCATATGGTTTCCTATGTTTCAGACGAGCCAAACACCCTTCAATGATGAGGGCATCACCATCACTACATGAAAGCCGTGATTTGCTGGTTTGCGGTAACAATCCTTTGAAACCAGCAGCTATAGGCGAATAGTCCACCCCCGAGCTGTCACTTGCCGCCCAACCACCCCAGCGTTCTAAAACCTTTTGAATGTCGCGCATTACTCTCTCCACAGAGTTAACCCAGAACGCCGATCGCGAGCGTCCGGTCTAATGTTTTCAGCAGCAGCTCTGGCTGCGTGCCGTACTTTTTCTCAAACGCCACTGTGTCAGCGTGCAACTCGTCGTGATGCGCCCTGCACAGCGGGATCACAAACAGGTCGTGCGCTTTAATTCCCATGCCACTCATACCGTAGCCAATGATGTGGTGGGGATCGTCCGCTGGTTTACCGCAGCACGCGCAAGGCTGTGCTTTCACCCAGCGGGTATACTTCTCGTTTTCCCAGCGGCGACGCTTCGGTCGAAGCATGAAGCTTTCCGGCGATTCCGGGTCAACCTTCAGCGCCAGCAGCTGCGGCGGCTGCTCCGCCAGCACTTCTTCGTTGCTCCTGCACTTCGCCGCGGCGCCAGCACGCCCTGTTTTTGCTCTGAGAATTTCCGTGACCGGTGCCGACGGCACGATATCGCTTTCACGGGTAGCTGACTGAATTGGCTCAGCCGGCAGCCGCAGCGCGCGGCGGGTAATGCTGTCGGGCAGCGCATGGGTAACTTCCTCCCGTAGCGCCCACCAGCACAGTTCCGGCAACGTCAGCGTGTGGGAATCATCGAACCCCAGGGAGCCGCGTGCCATCGCTATAACCCAGGCTACCACATTACTTGTGGCTATTTCTGCAAGCCGTTGCGTATGCTGACCGCGCAGCACATTATCGCAGTGCCAGCACACGCGAATTGCTCCGGGTTCATGCCTGAATGTCGTAAGTTCCTCATGATGCCAGTCGCTGACTGAATACTGGCAACCGCCCTCCTGTTTCATCAGCCAGCGCTCAAGCGAAGGCATACCACCCGCTACGCGGATCACATGTTCGTTACTGAAAAAGCCACTCAGTGCGGTATCTTCTGCCAGCGGCTGCCGGGCCGCCAGTACCGCACCAGATGGTAAGTGCGCCATGTTCGCTGGTGGCAGTTCCACGAGCACGCGGCCAGAGGTGAAGATAGGCATCAGGTCAGCGCCCGGGCGCAGCAGCACGATCCCCATGCCGCGCGCAATTTCGGGAGTAAGTAAAGCTCTCACGTTCTCCTCTTAATGTACGGTTTCGAGCAGACGGAACAGCTCCGGCGCCCGTGATTCAAAGAAATGCGGCTGCGTCTCGCGCGGGTTCGCCGGGCTAGTGATGTTCTTGCCGTACATGCACCCTTTCGCCGTCAGCGACCAGAACTTCTTAATCCCGTTAACACCGGAACGGCTCTGGCGGGTCTTCTGCTCAACAATGCCCAGCTTCGCCAGCTGGTGGTAAACCTGATTGGCGGTCAGCCGGATACCGTTAGCCTTCAACAGCGCGCTGAGTGACTGCGTGGGGCGGCTGCTGCCGTCCATCGCATCCACTGGCGCATCAATGGCGTACTGCGGCGCTAGGTTCGGCAGGCCTGCGGCCTCCTGGAGTTTCTGGCACGCACCGAGCACAGAGGAATTGGAAAGATTCAGCGAGCGCTGCATGAAATCGAGAAGGATCACGCCCGCCTGCATTTTGTCAGCTGCCTGGCTGATTGCCTGCTGGTTTACGGCGGCGTCAAACGTCCGGATCACCTTCAGGTTAAACTCGGGGCTAATCCACATCGCATAGGAGTAAACCAGCTCCTTGCAAACAAACGTCCCCTGCCCTGCGCCACCCTTGACTACCGATACAGGGATTCCTGTATCGCTCAGTAATTGCACAAGCTCGCCGGTCTGCTGGAGATTGCGCCAGAGCGTTGGCTCATGACGCCGCTCGCCACCAGCAGCACGATGTAAATCGTTGAGGCAGTAGCGCCCCTCCGGATCACGGCGAACGGTCACACCATCGATTACCATTAACTGATTCATGCGTTTCTCCACTTAGTCAGGCGGCTGCAACCGCCGGTTCGTATTTACTGATCGTTATTTCGACTTTCCCTTTCTTAACTACTGGCCCCCATTCCACCAGCATGCGGCAAACCTGACTGTCGTCCTCCCAGATCCCCGCATGGGTAAGCGCGTCGAACAGCGCTTTGTTGTAGTTATCGATATCGCGGCGCCGGGCGTCAGGAGGGAAAAGAAAAATCTCCACTGCCGCTGGCGCGCTGCTGGGTTTAGGCAGTTTGCGGAGCTGCTCGATAATCGCCGCGCATGCCTCGCTCTGATAAGCCCGCCCTTTGGCGCTGATGAGCACCCGCCCTTTTAACGGACCTGAATTAACGGCGCGCCAGTAGGTGTTAACGCTGGGCGGAAAAGGCAGAGTCAGCTTCATTCTCCCTCCAGCTCAAGGTTCAACTCGAAAGGGATGTCGGCACCGTTAAAGCAAAGATGCCCAAACAGATTCATGACGGACCAAAGCTCCATAGAATAGAATCCGTCGCTGTCGGGCTCCGGTGTTTTGATATGCCGGGCTGTAAAGGGAAGCTGAGCGCGCAGCTGTTCGTACTGGTGATTAAACTCGGCTATCGCGGCATCGTTAAGCTTCAACCGGGCTATCGTGTTGAGATTCACTTTAACCAGGCGTTTTTCCGCCTGGCTGTTAATGGTGAGGCCCCGCGACACACCTTTAACCAATGTGATGGCGCCGCGCCGCTGGAGTGAGCGCAGCATGTCGCCGGCCGCGTTCGGGGAGGTGGCCCCCATAAGGGAAGCCACTTCTTTCTGTGTCGGCGGGTAGCCGCGTTCTTTAATGAAGCCCTTGAGCAGCGCCAGCACCTCCTGCTGGCGAACCGTTAAGCGCTGGGTATTTGTCATGCCACCTGCTCCCGTGTCTCTACTGCTGCCCTAACGCAGGCGCGCAGCACCCGAATGTTGCTCCAGCTTTTGGGATCAATCGAACCGGCCACCAGCAGAAACTCATCCATTGCAAGCCCGTGCTCCTGCTCAGCCTCATGAGCGACAATCGCCAGGCGCTCGTGCGTATCCTGCCTGGCGGCTTCATCTTCAAAGGAGAAATCATTCAGCGCCATAAAAGCCTCCAGCTTCGCCTTGTTGTGGTGCTTTCTGATAAGCCCCAGCGCGCGGGTAATCACATCCGTTGTCACCGTAACCAGTGATGGTTGTTCTACTGAGTCAGCGGCCCAGCTGTGCGCGAAGCGGGATTCATGGAATGCATAATGCTCTTTTATACCAAAGGCCGCCTGAGCGCAGGCCCAAACCTCAACGCCGCTTTGCGCCAGGATGTCAGCAGCGCTGAGAGGAAGTTCAATTTCAGAAGTCGGTTCAACCTGCTCTGGTTTTTCTTCTGGCTGCGGATCTTCTTCAACGCCCGCAGTTACGTCTTCAATTACCTGTGGCGCCATGCTCGCCAGCATGCGCTCTGCCTGACGGCGAATTTGAGAAATAAACGCGTCGCCGCGCGCTTCCAGATCGTCACGGCTGATGTAGCTCATCGCCGGGCCGCGCCAGGTCTTATCGAATACCACCACAGCACCCGCGAAGAATGCGCCGCTTGGAACCTGCTTTTCATTCTTCGGGATAAACCACTTCGGCAGGTCGAAACCGATACGGCCCCGAATAAAAGCAACGTGATCCGCATCCTCCGGCCACCAAACTTCGCTGGTTGCTGCCTTTATCAGGAACACGTAGCGACCGCCTTTCTCCCGCATCGCGCTGGCGTGCTGCATGATGTAGCGCATACCTGTGATGTATTCGCCGTCGTGCTGAGCAGCGCGGCTGTAAGGCGGGTTGCCGAACGCGGCACCGTTAAGCTCAGCCAGGCGCGCCGACCAGTCTTGTGTCAGCGCGTTATCTTCAGCGGTGTAATACGCCTCGCATTTTGAGTTCTCGCCATCAGAAAACAGGTCCAGTACCAGCGGGCCGAACATGGCGTTAATTCCCCAGAAGATGTTGTCAGGCGTGCACCACTGGTCGCCGACTTCCTTAAGCTCGTGTGCCCCGCGGCTGCGCAGTTCGGCCAATGTCTGGCAATAAGGGTTCATACGTTCCACAGTATTCATCCCACATACTCCCCAGCCAGGTACCATTGCTTTTCATACGGTCGGTTGGCGCTCTGAATGCAGTTACGGCGCAGCACTGCAAACTTTTCGCGCTGTGGGTCACTCTTCGATTTTTTGATGAGCTCAAGGCAAAGTGTCCCTGCGCGGCGGTAGTATCCCTGCTGAATCAAGCGATTTACCTGCATTTCCAGCTTCTGGATCTCCGTTAACGCTTCTGCGGGCTGAGAAGCCAGGTCGATGCGTTCAACGACGCTATATACGTAATTGCCGCTTCGGAGAATTCGAGCTATTTCACCGGCGTCATACATGCGCTCTAAAGTGGAAGAGAGCGTGTAACGGTTCTCTTCGTGGAATGCGACAGCGAGCTGCGCGAACGATGAGTTCGGGAAAACAGAAAGCTGATCGATAATTTGCTGTTGTAGTTTCATGACCTGAACCCCTCTGGCACCTTGCTGTAATCAACATCTGCATAACTGGCTCTGAAAGCACCGTTGTCGCGCTGCTGGCGCAACTGTTCCCACTGCTCGCGGGCCGGACGGTTACGCCCGCTCCAGCGCGTAGCATTGAGCAGATAGCCTTCGAACTTGCTCGGGATGAAAAGCGTTTGGGGACGCATGTAGTCATACCATTCCGTGTCGCGCCATTGCTCCTGCTTGTAGTCAACGACCAGCTGGAGGTCTGCCACGGTGTGGCCTTCGCGCAGCCGGGCGCGGATGTTTTCGAGAGAAGATTTAGAGTTCTGGTAGCGGGCACCTGTTACCTGGTTCAGATGTTTCAGAACCTCGATAGCCTGATCGGTAATGTCCTGTTCAGGGTCCGATAGCGAAGCGCCCGGACAAGAAGGTTTTTTATCTGATGGATCTGGTTTTGAATTTACTGACGGATCCCCGCCAGATTCTGACGGGTCAAAACCGCCAGCCTGACCGGATTTTGATGCCTCAAATTTTGACGGGTCAGATTCTGATGCGTCAGATTTTGACGTGTCAGAAACTGACAGGTGAGAAAGCGCAGCAGCCTGTAGTTTGGCAACGTTCAGACGGTACACGTTCGAGGCGTTGCGGTTGCCGTTGCGGCGCTGGGTACGGGTAAGCCAGCCCTCTTTCTCCAGCTTCGCAATCGCCGTTCTGATAGTGCTCGGGCCTGCGCCAAGCTGGCGGGCAATGGTTTCGATAGAAGGCCAGCAAACGCCCTCATCGCTGCTGAAGTCAGCCAGGCGCGCCATGATAGCGACGCTGGATAATTTCATGCCCGACGCTGCGCAGCCATCCCACACGTAGCCGGTTAACTTAGTGCTCATGCATCCACCCTTCTGAACTTCTCCTGGAACCGCTCAAGAGGCTGCATGCAGTCGTGCAAATAGCCTGGTCGTCTGAAAATGACTTGTCGTTTCTCTCTGTCCCAGCCAATAACCTGGACTTCAACTCCGCGCCAGTCGCGGTACCGTCTGTCGAGTTCTTGCACGGAAATACCTCCGCCTGGCTGTTAAAATCATCTACCACCCACGCTGCGAACTGGTAGCTGACACACTCGCGCCCACTAGGTATTCTCACTGCATACCGGTACTGCGCCGGACCGGCTCCACCCGGTATCGGCAGCGCAATAAGTTGCGACCTGCGGTACTGTGTTGTTAAACTGTTCATGCGTAGTTTCTCCACTATTGAAAAGACGCGCCCGACGCCTCGAGCTGCACACTCGGGGCGTCACCTTTTCTGGTGCTCATAAACACTTCCACTGCCTGATCCGAGACGCTATACAGCGCCATAAATCCCATGACACCCTGAATCTGGTGACGAACCGTTTTCTTGAGAAGGTTCATCAGCTTCTTGCTCTCATGACGGTCAATCACCCCATCAGCTGCGGCTTCAATTTGTGCCTGGGCAAGCTGCCCCTTCGCCGCGTTCGCCTGCATATCGAGAGCGTATAAATCAACGTTGTCGATATTCTCCGGCTTCGGCACATCCACCAGCAGTTTTCCGACGCGCGCCGCGGCGTATTCCGCCAGCATCGAAACGCCGGACAGGTCTTCCATGCGTTCCAGCTCTTTCAAAGTGAAAAAGCGGCTTCCACATTTCTCGTAAAGGTGGTTGTGAAAGGTGTCGATGGACATGCCAAGATCAGCAGCCATGCCGAGACGCCCGCCCGGATGGGCTTTACACATCGCGCTTACTGCTTTTTTGATGTTATCTACCATCTTGTTTTTCCTTTGGTAGTTACGGCTAAGCCGCTTTTTCGTTACGCTTTTGATAAAGTGAAGCGTCGTATTTGAGCTTTCCTTTGGTACGAGCAGCTGCTTCTGCTGCGCGACCTTTAGGGATTAATTGCCCGGGCCTTGTGCGCCATTGATAAAAAGCTTCTGGCGACACTCCAAAAAACTCTGCTGCCTTGTTCGGCGAGCCAAAATACTGCTCAAGTTCAGTCGTGGTCATAGCGTCCTCCTAAGAATATTTAGATATTATTATCTAATCTTTTTTAGGTCAATAAAAACTAAGATTACTTAGGTTTTCATTTCTAAGGGTTGAATCGTGGGAACACTTGGCACGCGGTTAAAGGAATTAAGGAAGCAAAGAAAGCTCACCCAAGGCCAGCTCGGTAAAGCGCTCGGGGTTTCAGATGTAACGGTTGGATACTGGGAAAGGGATTTGAACGTGCCAGGCGGTAAATCGCTGACAAAGCTCGCTCAATACCTTGGCGTGAGTGAAGGATTTCTCTTGTACGGTCGGGAAGATGAAGCTAACGTTGGGCCTGCACCTGTTGCCGCGCAACAAATCCCGATCATCAGCTATGTTCAGGCTGGTGCCTGGTCAGCTGAGTGCGACGCCAGAAATCTTGATGGAACGGTGGATTATATTTTGACGTCAGAGTTTCATTCTCGTTGCACCTTTGCCCTCAAGGTCAAAGGAAAATCTATGGAACCCGATTTTGTTGAAGGCGATGTAATCATCGTAGATCCCGAATTACGCCCCGGCCCAGGCGATTACGTTGTCGCTAAGAATGGTGGTGACGAAGCCACATTTAAGAAGTATCGAGCGCGCGGAATCAGCGAATCCGGCGAAGAAATATTTGAACTCGTGCCGCTCAACGAAGACTACGCTGTCAGAAATTCTGCTAAAGAAAAAATTCATATCGTCGGGGTGGTTGTCGAACACCGACGGATAATGCGCCGCAAGTAATTCCTTCCCCACCTCAGAAAATCTAAATTAGTTTAGGTTTTCTACTTGACCTTTAATCTAAGTTATTTTAGATTTTCATTAATGAAAGCGAACAGGCAGGACGCCCACGAAGTAGTCGCCGGTGGCGCATGAATGACCGGATGATTCGCGAATAATAAAAAAAGCGTCCTTATGGACGCTTCGCTCTTTAAAAATCTGGATATCCACTACTACCAACCGCCACTCCATGGGCCAGGGCCTTTTATTCGCCTGACTGATGACTTCTGTGTAGGAACCTTATCCATCTTGAACTCTGCATTACAGGATGGGCAAAAATGAACAAAACAGAATCCTTTTGAAGCTTTATCTACTCCAGGCTGAAGCATGGATATCTTTCTTTTCTGATAACAGCTTGGGCAGGCATTCACGGTCATCTGCGTGCCATTCACAACCAGTTGTTTCGAATATATAAGAGAACCTGCTTCCGTTTTGTAAAGCTCATAACCTTCAGACTCGATTTTAAAATCTTCGTATTCTGCAATTTTTTCTTTGAGAAGTGTAACTTCTTCATCGCGAAGACGAATGGCATCTCCAAGAGAGAAACACTCAGCTTGAAGCGTAAGTAATTTACTCTGCAGTTCTATAGTTGCGGCTTTAACCTCCGCATCCGTTTTCGCATCATTTATTACTTTAGCCAAGCCTGCAGTTTCTTTTATAGCGGCCATAGCCGCAGATAGTTCTGCAATCACTAGAAATACTCAAATTGCTATTGGGGATATCCAGATTAGCCGAATCCTTGTTGTTGGGGAATAACCAGGATCCACCGAGCCTGAAGTGGAGAAAAGACAGGCAAAGAATATATGCGTTACATCCCTGTTCTGGCGGCCCGTTTCCATGATGGCGGTAACCGCCAGCTTTTTCAGGGCTCAGCATTCTGGCTCCCTACGACCTGGTGCCAGAACCCTGAGGATGAAGTTTGGTGTCTTTCGGCGGTACAGGTTTCCCTTACTTTCCTGCTACCGCCACTTTTTTACGCAACACACAAGAGCATCACCGGGCGACGGGCTCATAACCCAATCCACCCGGGCGGGACTCCTAACCGCAGGTGCTCTTCTGTGTTGTGTGGAGAAAGTACCAGGCGGCCCGTGCAGGTGGCCGCCTACCCTCCTTCGGGAGGCCAGAAGAATCCCTTGATAGCGATTTAACCCATCTCGCATGGGTTGGGTTGCTGCAAGCCAAATTCAGCGCGGTGCAGCGCGAAATATTAAGTGGAGGAACTAATGCAACTAAACGTTATGCCGCTCAGCGAGCTGTTAACCACGGCTAATAACTACGCCACCAGCATCAAGGAACTGGGTATCTATTCCGACCTGGTGAAAGAACTGTGTAACCGCCTGGACGCTGGCAGCCTCGCCATGCGCGAATTGACGAAGCAGCGCGACGCACTGGCGACTGAGAATGCAAATGCCCGTAACGCAGTGCAGGCATTCTGCGACGTCGTTGGTGCTAACACCGATGCAATTTGCGAAGAGGTCGGGCGGGATGGCGTTCAGGTCATACTGGCAGCAATGAAGGCTACGGGGAACATGCCCGCCACCGACGCCTTCTTGGCTGAAGTGCGGGCGCAGGGCGCTGAAAGCGCCGCGGCACATATCAAGCAGCACATTCAGCATATTCCCGACGATCTGCGCGTTACATATCACGACGCAATTGAGTTGTGCTCCGGCGCTGCCGCAGAGTTGCGTAAAGGCGGTGCCGCATGAGCAAAGAAGTCGAAAAGCTAAATGACCATCAACTGGCTGACCTGAAAAACGCTGTCGAAAGAGAGCTTAAACGACGCGCTGATGGTCCAAAAGTCACCACGTATTATGTTGTCTCATGCATCACAGACTCTCAGCATTTTACTGATATGGACTGCGCTTTGCGCTGCTTAAAGCGTGTGGCAGAGGACCTTATTGAGTGGGTAGCAGAAGACCAGGAAAACCGAGATTACGTCAATCGATGCACTGGCATTGTTGGGGCAAAACTCCAGGTTGCGGAGATGAACATCGACCACTTTAACATGCGTGTTGCAGAGAAGTATTTCGATGATGATTGTTATCCACCGGAGGCCTCCGTATGACGCTCGACATAGCAAAACTGAAAGCGGCGGCTGAACGCGCCAGCGGCGGCGAGTGGGTTAAGGAAGCGGGCGACGGCTGGGAGGCCGTTTGCAGCGCTGACGACCAGGTGAACGGCGGTTTTATTATCGCTGAGTTTCATGGACCGGGCGACAAGGAAAACCGCGAATTTGTTCAAGCCGCAAACCCCTCCGCTGTGCTTGAGCTGATAGCATCGCTGGAAGCCGCAGAGAAGCATATCGCTGAACTTGAAGCAGCGCCTGTGGCGTCCGTAGCGGAAGGCGAGACTGCTGTGATGCCAGACTACCCTGGCACGGCGCTGACACAGCGTGAATGCTATCAGCTTGGTTTGGAAGCTGGCAAAGCGGAGACTCAGACTGCCAGCCAGTGGCGACCAGCAAATAAATGCGTGGTGTGTGTGGAAGGTGCCCGCGGCGGGTGCTCCACCTGCGCTTTTAACAGGCAATAAACCGGGTGCAGCCGGTAAAGTGGAGAATAAGCCATGAAGCAAATGCTCACGCTTGAGGAATGGGCAGCAGAGAAATACCGGAGCAGTCCACCAGCTTTGAATACTCTGCGCCGATACGCTAAGCAAAATCTGTTTTCCCCACCAGCGATGAAACAGGGTCGCAAGTGGCGAGTAAGGGAAGATGCAGAACTTGTAGGCGAATTGGCTAAGCCGAATATCCGAAAGACTGACTCGCCAATACTTCAGAGGATTCTTGCTGATGGCAGCTCGACCACGTAAAAACAATGTTTCTGTTCCGAACCTTTACCCTCTCTACAGTAGAAAGGTGAATAAAGTTTACTGGCGCTATAAACATCCCGTCACAGGTAAGTTCCATGCGCTGGGTACCGATGAGGCAGAAGCTATAGCGATTGCTACAGAAGCTAACACGCGCTTGGCGGAACAGAGAACCCGGCAAATTCTGGCGATCAGCGACAGGATCGCCACCAGCAAAGGCAAAGCAATCACAGTTTCTACATGGCTGGATAGATACTGGAAGATTCAGGAAGAAAGGCTGGCGACGGGCGACATCAAACTGAACACATTCAAACAGAAATCCAAACCGGTTTCGTTATTGCGAGAGCGAGTCGGTATGAAGCTGCTGCCATCAGTGGATGTTCGCGATATTGCTCAGCTGCTCGATGAGTACGTCACTGCCGGTCAGCCGAGAATGGCTCAGGTCGTAAGAACTGTGCTGGTAGATATTTTTAAAGAAGCGCAGCATGCGGGTGAAGTTCCTCCGGGTTACGATCCAGCTTCAGCAACTAAAAAGCCCCGCCGAAAAATTACTCGCCAGCGCCTCAGCCTGGAGGAATGGCAGCGGATATTCGAGATTGCAGACGCCAACCATCAATATATGGGTAACGCTATGTTGCTGGCTTTGGTAACCGGCCAGCGCCTGGGTGATATTTCGAGGATGAAGTTTAGCGATGTCTGGGATGATCAGTTGCACATTATTCAGGAGAAAACAGGAAGTAAAATAGCGATCCCATTGTCGCTACGCCTGAATGCCATTAACTGGAGTTTGCGGGATGTTATAGCGCGCTGTCGGGATTACGCGGTTAGCCCTTACCTCGTCCATTTTTTCAGGGCCACGTCGCAAGCAGAACGTGGCGCCCAAGTTAAAGCGAACACGCTAACCATGAATTTTAGTAAGGCTCGGGATAAGGCAGAAATTGACTGGAGGGAAGGAACGCCAGCGACATTCCACGAGCAGCGCTCGCTATCTGAACGTCTTTATAAGGAGCAGGGAATTGACACTAAAAAGTTGCTCGGCCACAAGTCGCAGCAACAGACCGATCGTTACAACGACGACCGAGGGAAGGACTGGACGACGATTGCAATTTAG